CGCATCGGCAATCTTTTTTGCCAGTTCGTCGGAGACGCGCAGGGTGATGACGTTTGGTTTCTTGTTCATTTGGAGGCAATGTAGGCGAACCGAATACTTTTTCAAAGTTTTTTCTTGTAAGCGTATTGAATACAAATACGGTGCGCTCATGTCCGACGATTTAGACAACCAAACAATCAACACCGACCAGATTATCACGGTCCGCGTGCCTAACGAACTCAATGAGAAAGCCGACGCCGCGGCCCGCCTGCTCGGGCTGAAAAAGGCCGACGTGCTGCGGCTGTCGTTCGACCGGGGGATCGAAGTCCTCATCGCTCAGCTCACCGGCCAGGTGCCGGCCGGCAACGTGGAGGGCGAGGCATGACCGCCCACGTCCAATTCGACGCGGCCGAGGAGGCAGTGGTGCTGCGCGAGGCGGCAATCATCGCGGCCGACCGGTTACTTGCTGAAGCGCTCCTGAGCATCGATGAGGCGTCAAGTTTTCTCAAGGTGTCCAGCGCGACTCTCAACCGCCTGCCGATCCCGCGGGTGAAGCTGGGAGGAGCCACCCGCTACCGCCGCGCCGACCTGCTCGAACACATCGGCAAGAGCGTCGAACGCTAACCCATCCCCACCCTGTGAGCACCAAGCCGCCCAGCAAGAAGACGTCGTTGACCTACAACGGCCGGCAAGGAGCTGGGCCGCGCGCTTACAAGGCGGGCTACCGCCAGTCGATGTCGCTGGTGCAGGCGGCGCAGGTCTCCAGGGCCTGCGATGCGTTCTGGGTCACCCGCGGGATCGAGCAGCCGAAGGGCATCTGTTTCCGAGTTCTTCAATCCTAACCACTTTTCCCGCGCTGCTCTAAAGGGTGGCGACCAATGCCCAAGGCCACCGGCCAGACAATATCGAAAGGCAGCGCGGGGATCACCACCAACACCAAACCAACACCATGAAAATCGCACTCTCCATCCTCCTCGGGGTCAACGCCTGCATCGGCCTGCTGATTCTCGTCCTCAACCAACAACTCTGATCTCCAAGCAAACCAAAAACATGACACAGACCCCGACCCAAACCGACAGCATCCTGGCCCACCTTGAAAAAGGCCGGTCGCTGACATCCCTCCAGGCGCTGGAAAAATTCGGATGTTTCCGCCTCGCGGCCCGCATCAACGACCTGCGGAACCTCGGATGGAACATCGCCAAGGAAAGCTACATCACCGCGACCGGCAAGCGCGTCGCCAAATACTCACTCCGATAAAACATGAACGACCACCAAATCAAACGCGAAAGCTCGGACACGTTCGGGCGGAACACGAAGGCGGACCTCGAACTGCTGCGGCGCGTGGCCGACCAGGACGATTACCGCAGCGCTCAAATGCTCGCCATGGCGGTGATCTCAGCAGCACTGCTGCTGCTCTGCGGGGTGGCCGGGGTGATTCTCTACTCCATCTTTGCATGACAAAAACGCAGGCCACACACACCATGAGAACCTACTACGACCCCGAAGACGATACCGGTGAGAAGATCGACCGCAGCGCGCTGCGAGAGGAACTCGCCGACCTGATGTATGACCAACTGCGCGACGCCGCGTGGGAGGCTGAACAAGACACTTTCACGGCATCGAGTGATGCCGCCGAAACCTCGCCCGTGGCAATGTTGCCAGCGGATGCCATCACTACACTCTGGGGAGTGGGAGATGGTGACGCAGCGGGCGGGGAATCGATTTCAAAGAAGGCGCGGCACGAATACTCACAGACGGCGCGGGCGCTGCTGACGCGCTGTTTCAACCAGATGAGCGGGCGAGAAATCAACGCCTGCCAGATCGCCACCGGGGATTTCGATACCGACGAGCCATTCCGCACCCAACTGCTCGACTCGCTGGCGATCCAATACTCCCGCGAAATCGCCGAACACATCGACGGACAAGGCCGGCAGTTCACCTGGGACTTCGACATCGAGAACGTGCATCACGTTTACAAGGCCGAGCCGTTGTTCGTCAGCTTGGAGGTCAAGCGCGCGCCGGTGCTGATGTGGCTGAAGGAGCTGGCGGCGGCTGACGAGGACGTGATCGGCCGGGCGGCGCTGCTGGGGATCTTCGCCTATAAGAAGCCGGTGGTCTCAAGCAAGGAATAACAACTCACCCAAAACATAACACCATGAAATCAGAAATCACCACGAAGAAGCCGCAGGGCTTGAAGGAAATCATCAACTCGGAATCCATGCGGGCGCAGTTCGCACTGGCATTACCGAAACACCTCACGGCGGAACGATTCGCACGGGTGGCGATCACTGCGCTGACCCGGACGCCGAAGCTGGCGGACTGCACGCCGGCCAGTTTGATGAAGTGCTTGCTCGACCTGTCCGCGATGGGACTGGAACCGGACGGACGGCGGGCGCATCTCATCCCCTACGGAACGGAATGCACGCTGATCATCGACTACAAGGGCATCGTCGAACTCATCCGCCGCTCTGGCGATGTGGTTTCGCTGCGGTCCGAAACGGTCTGCGCCAAGGACGAGTTCGCCTGGACGAACGGGGAGGTTTCCCACTCGGTGAACTGGCGGGAAGACCGCGGGGCAATGCAGGCCGTGTATGCCGAGGCCGTGATGAAATCCGGCGAGAAGCAAAGCGCGGTGATGACCAAGGCCGAGGTGGAAGGCATCCGCAACCGTTCACGGGCTGGGAAGTCCGGCCCCTGGGTGACGGATTTCGCGGAAATGGCGAAGAAGACGGTGGTGCGCCGACTGTCGAAAATGCTGCCGCTCTCCAGCGAAATCTTCCGTCATGTGGAGCGCGACGACGACCAGTTCCAGATGCGGAACGTGACGCCCTCGGCGCCGTCATTCATCCTGCCGACGCTGGCCAACGAGCCGGTGATAGAGGCTGAGACGGCGGGAACCGAAACCGAGGAGGGCGCGCCATGAGCTACGCCGAGTGCAATCTCATCGACGTGGACCAACGGACGCCGGAATGGTTCGACGCCCGCAAGGGCCGGCTGACTGCATCCAACTTCGGGGCGTGGCTAACCAAGAACGACAAGACCAGCCAGAAGGCCCGCAGGACGGCAGCGGCTGGGGTTCTTGCCTGCCTCGCCGGATTCCCCGACCCGCCGGTTTTCGTCTCTGCCGACATCCAGCGCGGGATCGACTGGGAAGCGCAGGCGATCCAGGAGTTCTCGCGCCTCACCGGCCTGCTGGTCGATCCCATCGGCTTCGCGCAGTCCAAGCACGGGCTGTTTGGAGCATCGCCGGATGGTTTGATACTATCGACCGGCGAGGGCTTGGAAATCAAATGCCCTCGGGCGTCGAAGCTCATCGAATACCACCAGGCGGGAACTCTGCCGGATTCTTACCGGGACCAGGTGCATGGCACGATGGCTGTGCTCGGCTGCAAGGCATACCACTTCTTCGCCTATCACGAAGGGCTGCCGAGCTTCCATGTCCGGGTCGAGCGGGACGGCTACACCGACGACATGCTGGAGGGGTTGAAATCGTTTTCAAATTATCTCCAGGAGGTTTCGGCGACGATGGGCAGACTGATGGCGGAACAATTCGGGGAGGGCGCCGCATGACCACTATCGGAATTGACCCCGGCAAATCCGGTGGCATCGCGTGGATCACTGACGGGAAGCCGTGCGTCGAGAAGATGCCGGGTTCTTTGAGGGATTTGTGGGACTTGATTTGCGACATCACCAATCACCCGCGAAGCACTGTTGATGGGAGGAAATACAAAGCCTACATCGAACAAGTCCACAGCTCGCCGCAGATGGGGGTGAAAAGCGCCTTCACGTTCGGCAATGGCTTCGGCCACCTGGAGATGGCGCTCACCGCCGCCGGCATCCCGTTCGAGCGGGTCAGGCCGCAGAAGTGGCAGCAGGTGATGGGCTGCCTAACGAAAGGCGACAAGAACGTCTCTAAGCGCAAAGCGCAGGAGCTTTTCCCGAGCATGAAAGTCACGCATTCGACAGCCGACGCGCTGCTCATCGCAGCCTACGGAGCCAAACAACCATGACACCCATCGACCGCAATCCAGACATCGACATTTCCAAGGAGGACATCCCGCGAGGCATGACCCTGATCCGAGGCAAGAACCTGATGGGAACCGCACGCTCCAAAGGTATCCCCTACGGCGTGGCCAGCGAGGTGGTTGATGTGAACTACCAACGCAAGCACAAGACCCGCATCACGGTGGGGATCATCATCCGCGACCATGACGTGGAGCGGTTTGAGGCCGCGCGGGTGGTGAAGTCACCGAAAACCGGGAGGGCTGCATAATATGGCCGGCGACTGGATCAAGGTTGAGCATTCACTGCCTGACAAGCCGGAGGTCATGGAAATGGCAACGGCCCTCGGGATCGACCCTGACGCTATCGTCGGGAAGTTGATCCGCATCTGGACGTGGTTCGATAATCACACGAATGATGGAATCGCTCCTGTAACGGTGCGAGCGTTACTAGATCGTTACGCGGGCGTTACCAATTTCGTTACTGCAATGCAAGTCGTCGGATGGATGGAGGAATTAAACGCCCGTTTGATTGTTCGGCATTTTGATCGCCACAACGGGCAAACCGCGAAAAGCCGGGCAAATACCAACCGGAGAGTCACTAAAAGCCGATCCGGTAACGGTCCCAGCGTTACAGATGTAACGCCCGCAGCGTTACAAAAACCGTTACCAGAGAAGAGAAGAGAAGAGAAGAATGTTCTTACTCTTACGAGTAAGAACAAGGCCCGCGGCAGTATGGATGAATTGAAAGCCTACGCCGTCGGGTTGGGGATGCCGGCGAGCGACGGCGAGTCGATGTTCGACCACTGGGAGTCGAACGGTTGGCGGAACGGTTCCTCGGCCTCGAAGGACTGGCAGGCCG